CTCCAGTCATATTTAAATCCCCATTGCAAGTAAGTCCTCCGAATGTGCCCATACTTGTTGTTGTTACTGAGTTGTCTTTAAAGTCTATTGCAGAAGTGCTTATTGTTGCTTGAGAAACTCCATCTACTACAAAATTAAATCCACTTGTGCTGTCTCCTAATCTTTGAATGTCGCATGTGTTAGAAGTTCCATCTGCTTTTGTTAAACTTATTCCTCCTAGATATGCGGCATCGTTTCCTATTGTTAATTTTGAACGCTTATTTCCAGTATTTATTCCGACTTTCCCTGTTATCTCAATGTCGTCTGTTATGGTTTTGGGACTTAAAACGCTTCCTGCTCTTTCCCAAAAATCATTATCATCAACATATTCTTTATTAACTATGTGGTTGTTTGCTGTTGGTGTGTCTTCTATTGTTCCTTCTTTTACAGAAATAACTTGTCCTTCTTTATAGTCTTCTAAGATTCCAGCAGATTTTTTCCCTTCACTAAAAGAAGTTTTTTGTTTTGGAGTTTGGAAAACTTTTTGAATTTTATTTAATCCTACCATATAATTAAAGAGAATAGAAGTATAAAAACTTTATGAAGTTGCGAGAATACCTGCATTTTCTAAAGCTAAAAGAATTGCGTTTATTGCTGTTACGAATGTTGCGTCATTTCCACCTGAACCGCTGTCTGTGCTTGATACATCAGATATATGGGCTTGTGGTGTGTCAGTTGCTAGTGTTATTCCGTCTGTTGTCATTATGCTGCCCTTGCTAATTTAAATATTGTTGCTTGTCCATTGCCGTGAGGAACGACTAAGATTGTTGCGGTGTCTGCTCCTGCTGTCGCTGCTCCAGTATTTAAGGTATTTAATTCTGCTAAAAATGCTGCACTATCGATTGATCCAGTATATTCATCTGTGGCAGTGATATCTCCAGTTGCCATTATTTCTTGCTTTTAGATTTAGTTTCTTCGGCTTTTGTAGAATTTTCATAAGCTTCGATGTCTTCCATAATTGCTTTTTGGCTTTCCATCCATTTAATATCATCGGATGTGTTTTCTATTCCTTGTTCATTTTTGAATTTTAACTCTGCTAGTTTAACTTTCCATTTTTTCCCTCTATTAAGTTGTGATTGTTTTACCATTATGCGTCTACATCTATGTTAGTAATTGTGTAAAGTGCTTGTGGGTCTGTAATTTGAATATGTCCCATTTCCCATGCAGTTATCTCTATACTAACTCCTGGGTGTTTAGTTATTGCAGATTGTAAACCAACAACTCCTTTCCATGTTGCTGCTCTATTTCCCATTACTATCATACATTCATCAGCGTCTACATTTGTGCTTTGAATTATTGTTAATCCTGCTATTTGTCCAACTCTTCCATTACTTACAACATCAGCAGTTTTAAAAGATGGATTATTAATAATTTTTGTGTTTCTTAATAGAGAAGCATAATCTACTGGTTTTAGAAGTAAATACCCATTCTGAAGCACATCGTAGTTATTTGTTGTCATTGCTCCAATACCTATTAAAATGTCTCCCATTGGGTCTCTATTAGCGATTGTTGCACTATCCCAGTCATCGCTTGCAGATACTACTCCAGAAGTTGAAGTTGCAGCTGTTAATTGAGCGTAAATATAAGTGTCTTTTGAATTAACTATTGCTTCTGCTATTCTAAATGCTGTTCTTGCTTGTGTAGAAATTGCGTTTGTTAGTAAATCTTCATAGAAGATTAAAGCTTTTCCCATGAATTTTCTATTATAGGTTGTAACTTTTGTCCAACTTGGGTGGAGTTCTGGTGGCAATGCTCCTCTTGCTACTCCATTAATATCTCTGTTGCCTCCAGCAGAAAGTGGGGTTGAAGTCTCTCTATAATAACTTTCACTATCTGATTTTGAATTTTCTTTTAATAGAATCTGGTCTAATTTGTAAAGTTTATTAGCAAAACCTTTCACAGCTCTTTCTATGTTTTCTGCTCTAATGTCTATTTCGCCTATTGTGTCTGCCATTTTTATTCCTTCTTATCTTCTTCTTGAGTTTCCTCAGTGTTTTCTGTTTCTTCCATTATTAATAACACATTACCCTTACGGCTCCTGCTGCTCCTGCTGCTACTGTTTCTTTAGCGATTCCAACAACTTCTGCCATGTGTGCGACAGTGTCGTCGTCTGCTGGTGCCACGGTATTTGCTCCTGTGATTTTTACTGGTTCTCCTAATGTCATGCTTCCTGTCGAAGCTGTTGCGGTTATTTTTGCCGTACAATTAGTAATACAAGACATTTTTGTTTTCCCATCAGTTGTGGTTTTTTCCCATGCAGCTATTCCTACGAAATGGTCTCCGTCTGCGCTTGTTGCAGTCGCAGTATTCGGTGAACTACTTAATTGCATTAGTGTCCCTTTTGGGATTGCAGTGCCAGCTGCTACAGTATATTCAACAGGGTCTCCTTGATTTCCGTAAAGTGTTATGATTGTTGCTTCGTTTGCCATGCTTAAATCAATAAGATAAACTATTTAAACTTTTCGTTTTGTCTTTAAGTTTTCTTCCATTAGTTTTAGTAGATATTCGTTTGCTTTTATCCCTTTTTCTTGGAGTATTTTCTGTTGTTTATGTGCATTGATTGCTTCTTTAACAGCAACGATTTCTTCTTCAATTTCAGATTTAGATAAGTCCATCTTCTTTTAGTGGATTAACTTCTCCTCTTTCTAAAGCTTCTGCGTATTCAGTATCACTTAATGGTTCTGGCTTTTCTGGGATTTGTCCAGCTTCTGCTTTTCCACTTAACATTCTTTTTGCTGCTAATTGCTCTTCTCGTCTTAAGAGTTCTTCTCGTCTATCGTTTTCTTTTGCAATTGATTCTTTGAGTTCTTGTGCAACTTCGATGACAGATTTTGTTTCTGTGTTTTCAACTGGTGCTTCCTCTGTTTCTTTCTTTTCTTCTTTTTCTATTTCTTTTGCTTTTAATTCTTTCATTGTAATACCTCCTTTCAGTTTATTTTTTAATGATTTTTGGGGTTGGAATAGTAATCCCTATACCGAGTGCGATTAATGTAAGGAATATCTTTAAAATTGTCCCGTTGTATCCAAGGGATAATGCAAAACATTCAGCTATGGTAAGGCAAACTAATCCTGTGCATACAATTCTCCAATCGATTTTTTTTTTAGTTGTCATTATGTTTGGGATTGAAGAAGTTCATTAGCTTCTTCGAATTTACCTTCACGAATTAGATTATAATATTCTGCTTTCCATTGCATTTCTGCTAATTCTCTTTGTCTCGCTTCCTCGTCGGCAGCTGCTCTTTCCTCTGTGAATGAAGGTTTTTCTTCTGTGGTTAAGATTATTGATTTCCATGCTTCATTTGCTTTTCCTGCTGCTTTAAAAAATTCTTTTAATCTTTTCATAATATTTACAAAAGGGATTACATCTAAGAGATTGTTTTGTTCTGCTACCATTATATCAACTTCTTTTGTTAGTTTTTTTGCTGTTTCTAAATCTCCTCTTGATATTGCTTGTAGTATTGGGATTGATAGAGTTTGGAGGGCTTCTTCTTTTATGAATCCAGCGAAGGGATAACTTCCTATTGCTGAAATGATGAATGCGGGGTTTGTTGTCATTGAGAAAGTTTTTGTTAATAATGATGTTGTTAGTGATGTTGTTTTTGAATTTACTGCCCATCTTGCTAAAACATTAATTCTTTCACGCCCCACTTGTTTTGCTAGAGCGGCTGTTTGTTTTGATGTTAATCCTGCTGCCTTGCCTATTGCATCTACATCTATCTTTTTTCCTATTTGTGCGAGTTTTGCTGGGAGGGTTGTTGCTAGTGTTGTAGGAACGCTTTTTGGAAAACCGCTAATAATTCCAGGAAAAATATTATAAGTTAAATCTTTTTTCTCTCCTGCTCCTGTTTTTATTGTTTTGTCTCCGATTTTTATATCTTTTCCTGCTATTAAGTTACCTATTCCTTTTAATGATAATGCGGGGGGTGTTTGTTTTATTTCTGATGATTTTTGTCCTACACCTGTTTCTACTCCTCTTTTATCAAGAATTATTTTATCTTTTCTTACTTCTGGTTTTTCCTTTTTCTCATTTGTTTTTTCCTTTCTTTCCATTCTTGCTTTTCCTGTTTTTTCATCATAATATTTATCATCTTTTTCTACATAAGAGGTGCTTCCCTTCATCTTTATTAGATTTAGTTTTTTCTTTTGCTTTTTTGTTGGATTTAAATATATTTTTCCCATTATTGTCCTACTCCTGCTGTTGTTTCATTTGGTTGAATATTTACAGCTCCATCTTTTGCTTTATCACTTAATAATTCATTTTCTAATGAGGCTGGAAATTCTAAATCAATTACTAAATTTAATTGGCTTAAAACTTGTTCTTCTATAAAAAGTTGTTCTTCTTCTACTGATTGTTGAAATGATAAGTATGCGATTTTTGCTGATGCTTCTGTAAATTCTCCACTTCCTCCGAGAATAATTTTAGGGATTCCTGCCATCTCATAGAATAGGTTATCTAAGTAATTTATCCATTGTAGAGGGTTTAGGGTTGCGTTTGATGGGACAGCCATAAGCTCGCTCTCTGAAACATCAAATGGCTCGTAGATATTTTCACCTGCTCCTGTTGCTGCGTCTTGCTTTGCTTTATAGGCTGCAATTTCTGTTGGGTCGTCTGTTTTTAGCTTGAACTTCCAACGTGGTAAAACATTCCAGTGCATTGCTTTTCGCTGGTCTGCCATTGCTTCGTTCTTCATATCAATAATTAGTTTTAATTTCTGTGCGATTCCTGTTCCGTGAATTTCATCGGTTATTCGATTTCGAGGAAGATAAAATATTTCATTTGGTTTAAATTTGTGTTCTGTTTTATTTGGATGATTTTTAGACATTTGCTCAAATCTTATTATTATTCCTTTTGAATTTGCAACATGTCTCATGACACTTGGGTCTAATGGTTTTAGGTTAATTAGGTTTCCTTCATCATCTCTTATGATTTCTGCGTAGAAGTTTCCGCCTAATAACATAGTTCTCATTGCGTTTTCTAAGATTGTATTGAAAGTGTCAAACCCATTTCCTTTTATTGTGTCGAGGAGCATTGTTGTGATTTCATCAGCTTTAAATCCTTTCCCAACTGTCCATGTGGCTTTTGCGTCTATTACTGCTGTGAGTTCTGGAGTTTTTTCGTCTTTATAGTAACCTAAATATTGAGGAAAGTTTGAGTCTGTCCAATATGTTTCTTTTTGCTCCATTGCTCCATCGGTTGATTGAGTATCTACTGAGAAGTCTGTTATTGCGTTTGTTAAGTCGCTTGTTGCTGCTGAGTCTATTTTGTAGTCTGCCATTATAAAATCATCTTTTGAATTATTAATTGAGGGATTGGGTTTTGTTCTTCTGTTAAATCTATGGATTTATTATTTGCCTTGCTTAGTTCTCCTATGTCGAAACCTTTGTGTTTAATTTGCCCTAATAATCTTCCCCACTTTCCAACTCGGTTTTTAGGATTAACTATAATCTCGACTTCTTCATTTAGGATTTGTGATTCTAACCATGCTTTGCTTTCCCTCCCACCTTTTTCGTTTAATTCTGCTGCCATGATATTTGAGAATCTAATTGGAAAATCAAAATCTCTAAAATTACATTTTACTCTTATTGTATCTCCATCTATTACTCTAATAACTCTTGCCCAAAAATCTTCTGCTATTTGTTTGTGCGGACTATCAAAATAATAGAAACCCATTTGTGAGTTTGTCAGTTCTGGAAATCGTTTGAAATCGTGTGCCATTTTAAAATTCATATTTTATTCTTACTCCATAAAGCGAATCCCCTGTATCCATTGTTGAAGTCGCAATCCAATATCTGTAAGTCATATTATCTACAATTGGCTCGGCGATTGTGGTTTCTTCTGTATTAATATTTGTTGGTCCGCAAACAATTCCTTGCCCTGTGCTATCTAATGCGTTTCTAAATAAATAAACTGTTTCGGCTGCTGCTCCAGCATTTCCATAAACTTTAACGGCAGTTATGGTTACTCCTTGGGGCAAATATACTGGGCAATACATATTAATTCCATCCTCTTCCATTGTTATGTTGCTTTCTCCTTGATTATAAACACGGTCTGTATCGGGATTTCCTGCTGAAAAATTTTCTGCACCACAACTCCAAACTTCTCCTTTCTCGCTTCTTTTATCCTCGATGATTGTTGTGCCTGCTATTAGTGTGTCTGCCATTTTAAGTTTTAATGAATGTTACGGTCTCCTGATTTTTAAGTAATCCTATGCAATGAACAAATCTTGCCCAGCAAGTGTTCATAATATTTTCTTGTTCTCTTTGTGAAGCATATCCTAATGAAGAATACATAGCCCCATAGAAGCCTACGAAGTTTGAGACGGTTTCAGATAATATATATTTTTCCCCAGCAGTTAGAGCAGTGAAGGCTGCTGTGTCTACTGCGAAAACCTTTCTACATAAAACATTTATGAAACTCTCGCATTGTTTACATAATTCATTTATTCTGTCTTCGTCTACATTTACAGAATCATATCCTTTTCCCATCTTAAAAATACATTCTGCAGAGGTTGCATATATTCCAGTGTGTGCCATTATTCAAATATCCTCAAAATATTTAAGATTAACAAATAATTTAACCAAATCTGGTGCGGTGCAAATCTTTCTTTCATTTCCATTATATTAACAGAATGCCATAATATTTAAAGTTTTGTCTTTTGTGGCTTCCCATACTGCTCTTATAATTCCTTCTGTGATATGAGAATTTCCTCCAAATATTTTCCCTTCATCACTTTGAATAGAAGCTAAACTTGCTTTAACCTCGTCATCATCTAATAGTTTAATCTGGTTATTTTCCATTAATACCATTAAGTTAATATACATTTCTTCTTTTAATAATTTCTTTTTCTTTTTATCTTCTTTATCTAAGCTTCTGCTTGCATTGTTAAGAGCTTCAGTTTTTCTTCTTGTTTTTTTATTTTCTAAGAGTTCAGAGAATACTCCAAATCCTACTCCTCCGTCATCGATTCCGATTTTTCTGAAGTTCCATTCATTTTCGAGTTTTAAAATTGTTCTTGTTGTTTCTGTTGTCTTATTTTTTCTTTCGACAATATTTTCTCTTTGAATTAATATTTTATTTTGAAGTTTCTCTATAATTTCATAAGTGCATTCATCACTTCCAAATCCAGCGACGTCAACTCCTAGGTAGAATTTACTTCTTTGATTTTTACTTTTTATTTCTTTTTTTAGAACGCATGTTTGATTAATTAGTTCATCTGTGAATAATCTTTTGAGTTCGTCTGTGAATACTGCAAGATATTCTTGAGCATAAGATAGTTTTGTCATTCTCTTTTTTTGAGTTTGTAAAAATTCCTTTGTGTGTCTTGGACAATCTTCAGAAGAAACATAGAATTGTTTATACTTTGGGTCTTTTGAGCATTTATAAAAAAACTTTTCTGTTCCGTCGTCGTGAAGTTTTCCGAATGGTGTGCTTGCTATGTCCATGCTTCCTTTTACTATAGAAAGCATAGGTTGGACAGCTATGAAAAATTCTTCGCTCATACGCGAGCCTTCATCTATCATTAATTTTTTAATTGTAAATCCCCTTAACCCTTCTCCAGTTTCTCCTGCTGCATGGCATAGGATTCCAGTTCCATTTTTAAACATTATTTTATGTTTTGTAGCTTTTTCTTTTCCTTTTGTGATTATTCTTGTTGGATAGTTTGTTTCTGCATAGCTTAGAGCTTTTGCGAGCATGTGATAAGCTTGTTTTTCTGTGATGGAACAAATTAAAACAAATTCTCCTCTTTTAAAACTTTTTAAGCATAATTTAACTGCTTTGATACTCATTGCTGTGGTTTTGCCAACTTGTCTTCCACATAATAAAAAGCAGTCTTTGTTTCCATCTGTTGTGATATATTCTTTTTGCCATTTATCAAGAGTTAGCCATGGTCTTGTAATGTCGTAATTCATATTATTTTAAATTCAACTTCGAAAGTTCCATTTAGTTTTTCAATAAATTCTGAATATTTGTTTGATTTGTAGTCTTCGGGTTTTGATTGTAGAAAAATAATTTTTTTCTCATTAAGTTTTATTCCAAATACATCTATAGGAGAGTGTGAGCCTGCACTCCTTTGGGCTATGTCATAACCAATTTCTTTTAAGTCACTCATAATTTTGTATTCTTTTCTTCTGCCTTTTACATAATTCTTATTGGGCATCTTCTTTAGTCACAAATAATTCTTCATTTTTTATAAAAATTTTTCCACTTATTAATAAGTTATTAATATATTCTAGGCAAGTTCTTCTTGCTATTCCAAACTCTATTCCTATTGTTGCAATTAATTTTTCTTTGTTTGTTCCAAACCCTTTAATATTACATTCTTTAATAGAATTCAAAATTTTAAAAATTCTTCTTTTTCTTTTCTCTGAATTTTCCATTAATATCTGTGTGTGTATAGCTATTTAAATCTTTCTATGATAAAAAAAAAATTTTTTAAGGAAGTTGGCTTTTTGCTTAAAAACCTATTGTTGCAGCGCACTTCTAACTGAGCTTTGCTCTATATTGGCTGCAGCCTGGAGCAATTTTGTTCCTTCGGCTTATAAGTTTGCAGTTAGGTTAGCATAGTTTTGGCTATACACACACCAATACTCAACAAATCATTCAACTGATTTTTAGGTTGTTGATTATTCATAGATAATCAATGGTTTCAATCTTTATATATTTTTCTATCTTACAGAATTTTCTGTGGGCTCCTACAC